CTCCACCATCAAGCTGGCGTTAGGCCCATCTTTGGTGATGTCAAACGCATCGGTATTGCACAGCACTGCCAGTAGTTCTGCCACTGTTGTAATGGCTTCTGTCTTGTCACTGAACTTCAGTCTTGATGCCATCTGCGATGACACCGAAGTGAACAGCTCAGGGAGCTGCGAGTAGGACACGCCTACAAACATGTCCATCACCAAGGCTGGGATGTCCATGTTCTGGAGCTGTGCCACTCGACGCATCTTGGAGTCGTAGTACGTGCCATTCATGTAGGCTGTTGCCAGCTCTACACCTTGCGTGACTTTGTCCTGCATGAAGCTGTTGGCTTCAATGGCTTTACGGATCTTCACGTCAATGTGCTTACGGTTGTAGCGTTCTTCGTTCAGTTCCTGAACAACTATGTCGCGCATGGTTTCCATGTGAAGCTCCTTTGGGTTGGGTTTGTCGATGAAGGCAATCGCCCAAGCGCAGGGAATGCGCCTGGGAAAAAGCCTGTTAGTAGTTGATGACGTGGACGAATTTGTTGAGTCTTTTCATGTAATTAATCATGTGGAGTGTCCCTTTGGATCCATTCCAGAAGGCCAAAAGACCATCTGCAAAATCACCCATTTGCATATTGCGGTGAAAGCCTGCAACCTTTCCATACTTGTGCCAATCGGCTGGGAACTTGTGCAGATCAACGTAGTTGTCCTTGGCAAAGCGCGCAGCTAAGGTGTCTGCACCTCTGGCCATGCCACTGACGATGGAGACTTCTTTATCCGCGAACTCAACATCGGCCATGGCAAATAGCACACGGCTTAGATGTTCGTAGTCGGTGTAGTCCCGGCCACCAGCAACAATGAGCTTGAATGATGGTTCGGTGCTCATGCTGCTTCTTTCTCAAGATGAGTTACCTTCTCGGCTATCGACGCAATGTAAGCATCGCGCTGAGTACGTTCTTTAAGGCCTTGACTCCTGCTCATGAAGTCAGCCCAACAAGCGAACGTGTGCATGAGCAACGTATCGGTGCTGGCTTGGGCACGCAGCTTCTTTTCATTGGCTCGGCCTGCTTTCCACACACTGTGGTCATCTGAAAACTCATAGTTCCAGTCGTGGTATTTCAAAGCTTGTACATAGCTCTGGAAGTCTTTAAGGGTTGTCATGTCGTACTCCAGGTAGCTGGCAAAAGCGCCACCAACATGGCCGTAGGCCAGCTGTAGCTCTACTGCAGACGTAAAAAAGCCCACGCATCGTTGCCAACGCGCAGGCACATACCAAGCAATGGTCTGGAGCTAGCCTGTAGTCATAGTGAGAGAGTCATAAGGTCGACTGTCTTAACTGCGTTTATGTCTGGCTCTAAGTGAGCACAGACAGTGAAAAAACTAACCGCCTCCCACCCGAATGGGGTGAGAAGCGGTGAGGTATTAGCTCAGGTCGAACCCGGTGCTCTCAGATGCCTGAGCGGACTGGAACTCGATGATGAGCTTGGACATGATGGCTGCGACCCGAGTTGGGTCTTCGGTCAGCCAGTCAAGCATCAGCTTTTCGCTGGGCTTGGATTCTTTCAGGGGAATCGCACCAAGCTTGCGACGCTTGCCGCCATCTTTCGATGGCAGGTACAGGTTGAGAAAGCCCTGTGCTTTCCAGCTTTCGTTGCTGGTGTTAACGGTGTTGCTTTGCAAAGCGTTTGAACGGAATGTCATGAGATAGCTCCAGATGATTGATTTAAAAGGATGTTTTGGGTCAAGCCCAAAAGATGGCCGTAGGCCACAGCAACGTCAAGACATGAAAAGTCGTAACGGCTTGTAAGTTTGGAGACGGAATTGTATCGAGAATGACTAGCGGGTTCCCCTAAGTAGTTACCTTATTTGCGTTATCCACGCCAAGCTAACAAGACACCAATGCCTGCAAAGATAGCTATGGTTAGGACACCACATACAAATTCGTTCATAAGAATGTTCCAATATATAAATAAAAAGGACTCATAAGAGTCCTGTTTGGGTTAATACGCCAAATGGCTTAAATGCGCCAGTCGTCCAAGTACTCGGACTCCAGCGCATCTTCAACCGCAGCAAACAAATCGAGGTCCAGATAATCGGACTCTTGGGCAATGGGCAAATCTTGATAGGACATAACTTCTCCAGAAGTAGGGTGAAAGGGTGGATGAACACAAGACAGCCTTGGTCATTCCACTCAATGGCCGTAGGCCAACAAGCTGTGGTTAACGTGAGTACTTGCGTTCTTGATGAACGATGTACAACACGCTGCTTAGGGCGATAGCGGTAAACGCAACAGCAGCAGCCAGTGCTACGTATGAGATGAAATGCTCTGGGATAGCCAGATAGCAAATGAACTCAATGAGCGCAACAGCCAGCATGAAGACAGCCATGTGTGCTTCTGTATAGATAAAGAAGATGCGTGAGAGGTTGGACATAGGGATTCCTTAGTTGAGTTGATGATTGAGTAGGTGAGAGACACCAATAGATAGCCGTAGGCTATACGTATATATCGGGTGAGTATCGGAATGAGTGATGGGATTGGAATGGGGATGATTGGTGTAGTAGTAGTGTGAAACACTGAACTAACACTCAACTGTCTACTACTCAGCTAAACCTGAGACTGATAGATCAGTGGTAGTAATGACTAGACATGACTAGAGTGGACTGTGTCCCTTACTCTGTCTATTGGATGGACTATCTCAATCCCCTTGTGTTGTGTTGGGCTCCTATGTGTAGGAAGTTACAAGCCACCCCGAAGGGTGGCGTTGTATTAAGGTTGGTTGATGAGAGCTTGCATCTCGCGCTCTTGTGCCAGTAGTTTCTTCTGGCGGTCTGAGCGTGCTTCGTCTACGAACGTAGCAGCGGTTTCTTCTGACCATTTGCTTATGTGACCAAAGGCCACACAGAAATTGGTGATACCTTCGAGTAAGGTAGTGATCATGATATTAAATGCACGGAACATGGAGATCTCCTGAAAGTTTATGAACTGGGGTACGTACCCACTGGATGGCCGTAGGCCATGTGTAGGGGGGGGGTGTTTATGTTTTAGGGCTTCGCCCTAATAAGTCCTGCATCCATACCCATTTTTAAAATTCTGTGAAAACCTGCGGCTATAAAATTTTGCAGAATATTTCCACATACCTTTTGGTTTTAGATACACTACCTACTAGGTTGTCATGGTGAGAGAGCTTTAATAAGGAGTTTCGGCTCCTTCTTTTTTTGGCTTTCTGATAATGCCGTACCATATATACCCGATACAGTAACTATTGGATATACATGACGGCACTTACCATTGAACAATTCAAGCAAGCTTTACCGGATAAGGTGAAGAAGTCTGTGAACCAAGAGTTAATTGATTCAGTCAATAACACCTTGGCTGATCCAGAGATGTTTGAGGCTTACCGAGATAACCTGCTGAGTTACACACGGGTTATGGCTGATGGCCGGTTCAAGGTGCCCAACTATATTGATGCAGTCCGGTATGTGAGCCACAAGCTCATGGGGTGCAGCAACATTGAGGCTTACACCAAAGCGTTCCCTGACAAGTACGCCAGGTTCGTGGCTCAGGGTGTGCAAGCCAAAGACATTGCCAGCTACGTCACTGCGTACAACAAGAGCAAGCTGGTGAACTTGATCTTTGAGCAGACGCTCATTCCCAGCTATGTGCTGAACCAAGATCTGTACCAACGGGCGCTCAATGTGCAGGCGGAACTTATGGTTCATGCCAAGAGTGAGAAGGTCAGATCAGATGCGGCCAACTCATTGCTGACCCAGCTCAAGATGCCTGAGACACAGAAGGTGGAGCTGGAGATTGGGATTAAGGAAGACTCTTCTATTGCTCAGCTCAGGCTGGCGACTATGGAGCTAGCTAGGCAGCAGCGCTTGAGTATGGAGTCAGGGTCTATGAATGCCCAGCAGATTGCCCACTCCAAGATTCAGGTGGTAGATGTCGAAGCCAAGGAAGTAGTTTGATGATGCACAAGCTGGCCTGCTTTGTTTACGCTTGTATGGTGGCGACACTTCCGGCTCTGGCCTTTGGCGGCATAGCTTCAATACTCAGTAACGATGCTGGTGTATTTACTGGCATATTTGTTTTTGTATCTCTGGTAGATACGCTCATGATTAAAATGCCTGCCGCTAAAAAATAGTTATCCGAATTACACTAGACGTATTGCGTCCAGACTAAAGAGGATAACTATGGCCACTGCTCAAAGAAAATCAAATGCCCTGTCATTGCCCGATGATGTGGTGGGTATGTTGGCCGCAGAAGATAAGCGTAAGGGTTTCCCTATGGGAACTATGCAGTCATTGATGACCCAAGAAGTTGGTGGGCAGATGGGTAAGTATCTACAAGACCCCACTGCTTATCACTACGCACCTAATGCCGAAGGTAAAAGAATTGCTGGACATACCGGCAAAGTATCTACAGCCTTTGGCCCGTTTGGTTTGCTGGAGTCTACGGCTAAGGATCCAGGGTATGGGGTTAAACCCTTGGCCGATAAGACTTTTGCAGAGCAGCTCAGGTTTGCAGGCGATTACTTGGATGGCCGCAGCAAAAGCGCTGGCAGTTTAAATGGTGGGCTGGCTGGGTATGGGGAGGGCGGTAAGTATGCTGCGCAAGTAGCAAGGCGTACAGAAACCCAGAATGCTGCACCTACTCAAGTACAAGCACCTGTACAAGTAGCTCAAGCCCCGGCTGCAGTAATAGCTGACGCTGCACCTGTTCCTTCTGCGGTTGTTCCTGCGGCTGCGGCGTCTGTGCCGACCCAGATGGCTGTAGCTCCCGAAGTACCTGACGCGTGGCAAGAGTTTCTGGCTCGCAGTCGTGCGACTGGGGTTGCTCCTCAAGCGGTGGCGCAAGCTGAGGTGTATAGGCCCATGCCTTTGAACGTGCCTGACTTCATGAGCATGGTCAGCTACATGAACAAAGATCGCACGCCGACTGGCTTCCAAGCCTTTACCGGCAGGGACGCTGCGGTTTGAGTACCAGCGCTGTCGCTGCAGCTTTGGCACCTTGGAAGGTTGAGGAATATCTCAATGCCACGGACTATGCGGTAGATCCCAAGTACGTGCCCAGTGCGTTTGCACTAGAGTTCGTCACCTTCATCAAGCTGGTTAATGGCCAGCAAGGCGAAGAGCACAAGACACCATTGGTTCATTACCGAATGCTTGACACGCTGACCAATGGTGGGCGGCGGGTGGTGAACCTGTGCCACCGGGGCATTGCCAAGACCACGGTCATGGGTGAGTACTTGTTCCTGTACATCGCTGTGTACGGCGAGATCCCTGGCTTTGGCCGGATTGACCTGGCTCTGTATGTGTCTGACTCCATTGAGAACGGTGTCAAGAACATGCGAAAGAACTTGGAGTTCAGGCACGACAACTCTGAGTTCCTCAAAGAGTACATCCCTGTGATCCGCTTCACCGACATTCGGTGGGAGTTCAAAAACGCAGACGGCAAGGTGTTCGTTGTCAAAGGCTACGGTGCCAAGACGGGTGTGCGAGGTGCCAAGGAAATGGGTAAGCGCCCACAGCTAGCGGTGCTCGATGACTTGATCAGTGATGAGGATGCTCGCTCTGCCACTGTAGTGGCTGCTGTGGAAGACACGGTCTACAAGGCTGTGAACTATGCGCTACATCCCACCAAGAACATGATCATCTGGTCGGGCACACCGTTCAATGCCAAAGACCCGTTGTACAAAGCGGTTGAATCCGGTGCTTGGAGCGTCAACGTGTTCCCTGTCTGTGAGGCTTACCCCTGCACAAGAGCCGAGTTCAGCGGCAGCTGGCCAGATCGTTTCACCTTTGACTACGTCAAAGAGCAGTACGACACAGCGGTCAAGTCCGGCAAGGTGGAAACCTTCAACCAAGAGTTGATGCTGCGAATCATGAGCGATGAGGATCGCATGATTCAAGACGGAGATATTGGCTGGTACAAGCTTGACGCAGTCATCCGCAATAAGTCTCGCTTTAACTTCTACGTTACTACTGACTTTGCTACGTCTGAGAAAGACAAAGCAGACTTCTCAGTAATTAGTGTCTGGGCTTACAACAACGTAGGCGATTGGCTTTGGGTAGATGGTATTTGTAAACGCCAACTGATGGATAAGAACATTGATGACTTATTCCGTCTCGCACAAATATATAAACCCCAATCTGTGGGGATTGAAGTTACTGGTCAGCAGGGTGGATTCATCCAGTGGATCCAGGGACAAATGCTGGAGCGGAATATTTACTTCCCTCTTGCAAGCGAAGGAAATGATACCAAGCCAGGGATTAGACCCAACACTAACAAGATGGTGCGTTTTAACACCGTGGTACCTTTGTTCAAGTCACGAAAGATATTCTTTCCGTTAGAAAGAAAGACCGAAGCTACAATTGCAGAGGCTTTAAATGAATTAAGCTTGGTATCTGTTTCTGGTTTCAGAAGCAAGCACGATGACTTTCTGGATACTGTATCTATGCTGTCTGCCCTGACGCCATGGAAACCCTCTGAAGAAGCGCCGTTAATTACCTCTGGCAAATCAGATGGTATGTGGGATCTAGATGTCCAAGAAGACACTGCAGATCGCATTGCCTCGTATATTGTTTAAGGAATAGACATGACGCTTCAAGAAGTATTCGATCAATTAACTTACGGTGAGCTGGCCCAACTTAATATTGGTGGTGCCGGTGCCGGAGTTATTAATGAAACTAATTACGCCCGAGTTTTATCGCATGTCAGCTTAGGTCTGACTTCGATATACAAGCGCTTTGCCTTGAAAGAAGGCCGAGTGACTGTGCAGCTGGTGCCGACGATCAGCACCTACGCATTGAGCCGCAAGTTTGCGGTCACTAACACTCGCTCGCGTGAGCCTATCAAGTACTTGATGGACTCTGCCATGGAGCCGTTTCAAGACGACTTGCTCAAAGTAGAACAAGTCATCACTGACCTGGGCTTTGAGTTGGCTGTCAATGACAAGTCAAACCCGTATTCAGTCATGACTCCGGCTGCGACCACGCTGCGCGTGCCCTTGCCTGTAGTGCTGTCTGCAAAAGATCTGCCTGCGCAACTAAAGACTGAGACGCTGGAAGTGGTGTACCGGGCCAACCATTTCAAGCTCATCGCTGAAGACATTGATCCTGAGCTGGTTCAGCTGGAATTGCCGGACGCTTATCAAGAAGCGCTTTTGTACTTTGTGGCCAGCCGGGTGAACAACCCCATTGGCATGACCAACGAGTTCAACGCAGCTAATAGCTACTCCGCTAAGTATGAGCAAGCCTGCCAGCAGCTGGAGTTTCAGAACTTGCAAGTTGATCAGGGCAGCTCAGGCAACAAGTTGTACGACAGGGGCTGGGTATGAGCGCAGAGAAAGATCCCCGACTGGCCCGTGCCGGTGTGTCTGGCTTTAACCAGCCTAAAGCTACTCCAAGTCACGCCACTAAAAGCCACGTTGTAGTGGCTAAGACAGGCGATCAGGTCAAGACCATCCGCTTTGGACAGCAAGGCGTCAAAGGTTCGCCCGACGGTTCGGCCCGTAATGAGGCATTCAAAGCCAGACACGCGCAAGACATTGCCAAAGGCAAGTTAAGCGCAGCGTACTGGGCTAACAAAGTTAAATGGTAATTCCTAATCGGAGCGTGACCCCCTATGAATGAAGTCAACAAGTCATCAGACGTAAGCGCTAAACCGCTAACCGATTGGAAAAAAGCCCCTAGTGTTTCAGATCTAAAGCAGGATCTGCAAGACGCTAAACCAATTCACGACAATCAAGTCACCAAGATAAATGAGTGGCTGGATAACCTGAACGTCACAGGCAAAGCCAAGATGCCGGTGGTCAAAGGCAGCTCTAGCATCGTGCCCAAACTCATCCGCAAACAAGCAGAGTGGCGCTACGCCTCACTGAGTGAGCCTTTCCTGAGCACAGACGATGTGTACAACGTCAAGCCTGTGACCTTTGAAGATCGCAAAGCCGCTCAGCAAAACCAGTTGGTTCTGAACCATCAGATCAACAACCGCATTGACAAGACCAAGTTCATTGACGAGTACGTGCGTGCAGCCGTCGATGAAGGCACGGTGATTGTTCGAGTGGGCTGGCAGTTTGAAGAAGAAGAGATCGAAGTCACTGTGCCGGACGTGCAGTTCCAAGTTAACCCTGAAATGGGTCCGCTTCATGAGCAGCTGCACGAGTTGATGCAGAACTCCCCTAGTGAGTACGCCACCAATGTGCCGCAAGAGTTGCAAGAAGCGCATGACCTCACGATGGAGCAAGGCCAACCAATTGAGCCAGTGATCGTGGGCGATAAGCAAGTCAAGCAGATGAAGACAATCAAGAACTGCCCTACGGTGGAAGTTTGTGATTACCGTAACGTGGTGCTGGATCCCACTTGCAATGGTGATATCAGCAAAGCAAAGTTCCTGGTGTTTAGCTTTGAGTCTTCACTCGCTGAACTCAAGAAAGACAGCAAGTACAAGAACTTGGACCGGATCAATCTAGAAGCCAACTCTATTTTGGGCACGCCTGACTACAACGCAGTAGGCGACACCCAAACATTTAACTTTGCAGATGAACCGCGCAAGAAGTTTGTGGTCTATGAGTATTGGGGCTTTAGAGACATTGATGGCTCTGGTTTGGTCAAGCCCATTGTGGCCGCTTGGGTAGGCGACACCATGGTTCGTCTGGAAGAGAACCCATTCCCGGACAAAGAAATTCCATTTGTAATGGAGCAGTACTTGCCTGTGCGCAAGTCCAACTACGGTGAGCCAGATGGGGCGCTGCTGGAAGACAACCAGCGCGTTATTGGCGCTGTGACGCGGGGCATGATTGACATCATGGGCAAGTCGGCCAATGGCCAGACGGGTCTGCGTAAAGACATGCTTGACACCACCAACCGCAGGAAGTTTGACAAAGGCTTGGACTATGAGTTCAACGCCAATGTCGATCCGCGCCAGGGGGTGTACATGCACACCTACCCAGAGATTCCGCAGTCTGCCCAGTTCATGCTGCAGCTCCAAAACATGGAAGCAGAGTCACTGACTGGTGTGAAAGCCTACTCGCAAGGCGTCTCAGGCCAGGGTCTGGGTGACGTAGCAGCTGGTGTACGCGGTGCATTGGATGCGGCTTCCAAGCGTGAGCTTGGGATCCTTCGCCGCTTGTCTAGTGGCTTCATCAAGATTGGCCGCAAGATCATCAGCATGAACGCAGAGTTCTTGTCGGATGAGGAAGTTGTCCGTGTGACCAATGAAGAGTTCGTCATTGTCCGCAAAGACGATCTGGCTGGCAAGTTTGACCTGCGCTTGTCTATCTCCACGGCGGAAGAAGACAACAACAAGGCCGAAGAGTTGGGCTTCATGCTGCAAACCATGGGTCCAAACATGGATCCAGAGATGAGCCGCATGATTCTGTCGGATATTGCCCGGCTTAGGAAGATGCCAGACCTAGCCAAGAAGATTGAGTCCTACCAGCCCCAGCCTGATCCGATGGCACAGCAGAAAGCTCAGTTGGAGATTGAGTTACTCCAAGCTCAGATTGAGAATGCCCGTGCACAAGCAGGCG